AACCTGTTCTTATATTGGATAAAGTAGTTAAGTCTACAAGAATGGTATTGGATATAGAATTGGGTTATGTTTCACCCAGGTATGCGGAAATTCATAATATAGTTAGTATAAGTCCACATAGAATAGGAAAAGCTATTCGCATTAAATGTCTTTGTCCTAAGAAGAGATTGAAGTTAGTTAAGCATTTGATCCTTAAAGGTGCTAAATCATTTGCGGTTGATAGGAAATCAGTCACCTTTGATACCGATGATCAGCCTACTGCTACTTTCCGCTTATTATGTTAAATATTACTTAAAATTTGGGTATTCCAACATTAAGTGCATATATTAGCCAAAAATAAACAGATATGCACGATTTAATCTCTTACAAAGACAGGAAGATAGTTCATCTATCAGACCAAATCAAAAAACTTACGATTCAAAATGAAATGTATGCTACATATATTTTTGAATTGCTAATGGACGATTGTCCACAGGAGTACAAAAAGATAATTAAAACTGAAATGTTAAAAGAAAACGAGTTATGAGTCAAAACATTAATCAGAAGTTATTTGGGATTCAACAGAAGTTAATTGCACCAAAGAATCAATACAATTCATTTGGCAAGTACAATTACAGGTCATTAGAAGACATTATGATTGCAGTAAAACCCTTGCTTGCAGAATATAAATGTGTTCTTAATTTTGAAGATGATGTAGTATCTGAAAATCCAATTATACTCAAATGTACTGCAACAATTTTGTGTACGGAATCAGGAGATTTTAGGCGGGTTAGTTCTATTGTAGGTGTTGATCCAAATAAGAAAGGAATGGACGTTGCTCAATCCTTTGGAGCATCATCCAGTTACGGCCGTAAATACGCTGCTAATGGCTTATTTTTGATTGATGATACTAAGGATGCAGATGCTACAAATAAGCACGGTAAAGAAGATGATAAGCCGTTATTAGACAGTAGTAATCCTGATTACAAAAAAGCAGTTGATTATATTGCTAAAGGTGGTAGTATTGAGGATATAAAAAAGAAATATAGATTGTCTGCAAGTGTTGAGCAATCTCTTATTAAGTGAAAATTAATTATTAATACATTTATATTATGACTATTCAAGGAAGAATCAAAGAAGTATTTCCAACTGCCACTTACGGCTCTACGCAAATTAGAGATTGTATTGTAACAACAGATGACAAGTATCCGCAAGAGATTTGCGTTAAGTTTTTCAAAGACAAATGCGGTTTATTGGACAAATATCGTGAAGGTTCTCAAGTTTCAATTGCATACAATCTTAGAGGCAATAGCTACAAAGATAAGAATGGCAATACAAGATATTCTACAGACATTGTAGGATGGAAGATTGAATCAGCAGGTGTTAGCAATAACGATCAGCAACCTGACAGAGAAGATCTGCCATTTTAATGGATACATTAGAATACCTGTACAAAGTTAAGAAAGGTCAGATTGCACAAGGTTTAAAACTTGGAATTTCTGACCTTGATGACTTTATTAGATTTAAAAGAGGACAATTCAATATCATTATAGGACACGCTAACGTTGGTAAAACTACGGTTGCATTATACCTTATGATGTTGTGGACAGTAAAGTTGAAAATGAAATGGTGGGTATTTTCAATTGAGAACAACAGAAATAGTTTATACAGAAAACTCATTGAATTTTATTTATCTAAACCTATTCAGATGATGACTGATTATGAGATAGAATATGCTTATGATTTTGTAAAGCAATATTTTGCTATTGCTGATGCAGAAAAGCTATATACTTACAAGGACATAATAGAAACCATAAAAGTAGGACATAACTTAGAGAAGTTTGACGGTTGTTTAATTGACCCGTATAATGCGTTAGTTAGAGATACATCCTTGTTAAGGAGTGTTGGAGCGCACGAATATGATTACCAGGTTGCAAGTGAGTTTAGATTGTTATGTAAAGAAAAAGACATAACTTTATACCTGAATTGTCATTGTGCGACAGATGCTTTAAGGAAAGTTCATCCTCAAGGACACGAATATCAAGGTTTACCAGTTCCTCCTAATATGGCTGATGTTGAAGGAGGTGGTAAATGGGGTAATAGAGCAGATGATGTAATGACATTTCATAGATATGTACATCATCCAATGGACTGGATGATTTCAGAGGTACATGTCAGAAAAGTGAAAGAAACAGAGACAGGAGGAAAGCCAACATCTTATGATAATCCAATTCGATTAAGAATGGTACGAAATAATTGTGGGTTTGAGGTAGGTGGTGTTAATCCACTTGAAATCAAAGAAGGCCAAAATGCCAGTATATTGTAATGTATGGATATACTATCTCTTCTTGAAAAAGATAGATTAAAGTGGGTTAAAATAGTAATTAACTTAGGATGTCCACCATCTTACGCTGAAGATGTGGTTCAAGATATGTATCTTAAAATAGCCTCTCTTGATAATAACAAACGCATAATGTTTGAAGATTCGGGAGAGGTTAATTATTGGTACATTATTCTAACACTAAGAAGTGTTTGCTATGACTTTCTTAAGTCGCAAAATAAATTTGTTGATTACAATTTAGTTGAAACGGAAAGTGATTCTATTGATATAAACAAAGAAGAGGCATTTGATAGATTATATAACAACATTATACAGGCAACTAATAAATTTGGAAGATACGGATCTAAACTGACTCAAGCTTACTTTAAAACAGACTTGAGTTTGCGACAAATAGCATCTCAATCCAATATTAGCTTGTCAAGCATATTCCATTCGATAAAAATGTACCGTGCTATGCTTGTTGAAGAGTTTGGAGAGGATTTTGAAGATTATAAAAATGGTGATTACAATCACATAAAGTAAATATTATGCCAAAACAGAAACCTAATAAGCCAAGACCAGGAAAACCTGATGGCAGGACTACAAATGGCAGAAAACCAGGCACGGTAGTCAAAAAACAACCTAAAATGACTCCTGCAAAGATGAATAAGGCTAAAAAAGACAGATTATCTGTCTATTCAGTCAATTCTATCATTCACGAGTTCGGAAGTGAGGAAGAATTTACTAATTTCTTAGCAAAAGAGGCAAGGGGATCGTTTAATCACTTAAAACTACTTATGGATTATGCCTACGGAAGGCCTGAAGACCAAAATAGGCACGTTGAAAAGAAACAAGCACCTACTATTGTGTTTGTTAATAATGACAATCAAAAAGGAGAGCAAACAATAGAGGTTTCACATCAAGAAAGTGAAGATGAATAATAAAATAAACATACATCAGAAATACGAACCTCTTTTCCTTCAAAAGACACGATATTTTGTGGTAACAGGTGGTCGTGGATCGGGAAAATCATTTGGTGTAGCATTATTCTTGCTTAGTTTAACGTATCAAGAAGGTGAGAAGATACTTTTTAGCCGTTATACGCTGACATCTGCTTATGCGTCTATTATTCCTGAGTTTTTAGAGAAAATAGAAATGATGGGTGCTGCTGGTGATTTTAAGATTACAAAAGACGAGATTATAAACTTAACAACAGGTAGTTCCATTCTTTTTAAAGGCATTAGGACTACTTCAGGAAATCAGACTGCATCTTTGAAGTCTTTGACAGGTATTACTGCATTTGTACTTGATGAGGCTGAGGAATTAGTAGATGAGGTTTTATTTGAAAAGATTGACTTTTCTGTGAGGAAGAAAGACAAACAAAACCGTGTGATTCTAATTATGAATCCAGCTACAAAAGAGCATTGGGTATGGAAGCGGTTTTTTGAATCTAATTTTGTTTCTTCAGGATGGAATGGAACTAAAGGTGATGTTACATACATTCACACTACATACAAAGACAATAAGGATAATCTTCCTGAAAGTTATTTGCACTCTATATTTGAGATGAAACTTAAACGTCCTGATAAGTATGAACACGTTATATTGGGAGGTTGGTTAGAGAAGGCTGAAGGTGTTGTTTTCACAAATTGGACTATAGGTGATTTTGTATTGTTAGAACGCAACTGTTATGGCCAAGATATAGGTTATTCTGATGACCCAAGTACTTTAGTTCATTGTAGCCTTGATTTTGAGGGCAAAAAGCTTTACGTTAAGGAACTTTTATACAAATCAGCACTAACAACATCACAGATAGCAAATAACGACCTTAAATTGGCTGGAAATGGCTTAATAATATGTGATAGTTCTGAACCAAGATTGATTCGAGAATTGAAGGATCAAGGAGTTAATGTTAGACCTGTTAAAAAGAAGAATATTAAAGGTGCTTTACTTACTGGTATTAATATGTTGCAAGATGTAGATATAATAGTTGATGCTAAAAGCGTTAATTTAATAAAAGAATTAAATAACTATGCTTGGAAATCTCCAGGAGTTCCTGTTGATAAGCATAATCACGGATTAGATGCTATTCGTTATGCGATGAGCCATCTTTGGATAGGTAAAAATAGTGGAGTATATAATATTAGATAAAATGAAGCCAATAGTAATTTATTCAGATAGCATTTTAGATAGTCTATCTTTTTTGTTTTCAATTCAAGGAATGTCTTTATTTCCTTTTGTTGTTTTAAGAGAGAAATTTCTACACAATCCACAATATAAAATAACTAATGAAATGCTTATCAATCACGAAACAATACATTTTAAGCAACAGGTAGAACTAATGGTTATACCGTTCTACGTATTGTACTTTCTTGAGTATTTAATTAGATTGATTATGTATGGAGATTCCGCTACCGCTTATAAAAATATTTCATTTGAAAGAGAAGCATTTCAAAATGAAATGGATTTAGATTACCTTGAATATAGAAAACCATTTAGTTGGTTTAAATATATTTGTAATTCTTAAATATAATAGGGGTATCGTTAAACATAGTAGGGGTTAGTCCTTTA